GAATATGTTGGTGGCAGAACCCAAGCGTCATCTCCCGGATCAAGATATTCCACATCATCAGGAGGGTCTATTTCCCAAAAGTTAGGCATATCATCATCATCAGGTATATACTGACCTAGATCATCACCAAAGTCTTGTTCATCCTCTAGTGTTTGCAAAGCCCTCATGTTAGTTTTAGACTTATCTTTAAACGCAGGGTTATACTTAGGGTTATCAGCTATACCTAAAGCAGAACTTAACTCCTTAGCTATAAGTTTACTGAGTGCTCCCATTACTGTACGTTCCCACTAAATCCCGGCTCTCCGGGCGTAGCAGCAGCTCCAACACCGATGTTGCCACCACCTCCACCTGTCATGTCCTGAGGGCCTGTAGGAGCTTGTCCTTGAGGCGCTGGGCCTCCTTGTGGCCCTGTAGGTGGTACACCCGGCTGAGGCGGTTCTGGCGGTGCTTGGAAGCCCTTGAGAATCTCAGCCTGTATTGCCGCATCTTCCATAGAGTTAGTCACCTTGTCAGGATCTAAGTCCATGCTTACAGCAATCTCACGAATGATATAGTCCATCTTAGCGAATGGAGCAAGTGTAGGGTTTTGTGCAACTTGTAAGAACTGCATTAGTCTTTGCGATCTTACTTCGTTAGCCATAAGGGAAGCAGTACCTTGAGCCTTAACATCTAAGTCACCTTTAATGCTAGGGTCATAGTCAAACTGCATGTTGAAACTAAAGAAAGCTTTACCTAGTGGGTTTAATAAATAGTCATCTACGTTCTTAATAACTGTACGGATTGAACCGTTAGCCGCAGACATAAGCATAGAGATACCTGAAGCGGTACGACCTACGCCTGACACGCCAGTTTGACCGTGTGCAAAACTAGGGAAGCCTGTAGATTCGTCTGATAGTACTCGTGCCTTATCGAACAACTGCATGTTCTCTCCAGCTACGTTAGGGAACTTTGTGCCGAAGATGGCCTGTCCGGGTGCGCCCCCCTGTCTCCGAAACACTTTGCCGGGGTACACAGATAGATCTTGTCCCGGAACTAAGTTAGTCTCATCAACTTCAATCAGTAAGTTACCAGACAGAACAGCATTGTCAACAGCCATACGCATGAAGCCGTTCATTAATGTCTGAGTGTCGTCCATGTTCTCTGCAATACCTACACCAAAGAAGCTGTAAGGATTGATCTCGTAAGGCATAGCATAGTAAGGTATAAGTGCTGGCTTGAAAGGATTCATAACCATACGAATGATCTGACCATTACATGCCCACAAGTTTACGTTTACTTGTTCTGCATCTTTAAGTTCTCTAGGTATCTTAAGATCATGGTCTTCTAATATCTCACGATCAACAAAACCCCAGAACTCTTTTACTTCATAACGTTCTGCTTTAGAGCCTTGCTCATCGTCTTCCATTACTTGTTCCCACCACTTCTTCTCGTAAGACTCGCCTAATCTAATGGCATTGTCTATAGAGTTATCACGGAAGAAAGGACGACCTTTAAGAGCACGGAGTTGTGATCTAGACATCTTATGACGTTCTATAATGTATTCAGCTTCATCCATGTTAGCCGCATCAGGATCAGGATAGAAGTCCCATATAGATACGTTGCTAGTAGATGGTACAGTCTTGATTACAGGATCGTAGTTACCCTCGTCATCCCATCGTGGATATTCTTTGTTAGTAGCAAACGGGCCTTTCATTATGCCTGTACCAAACAAAGCACACTCAAATGCCGCTAAGCGAAGTTGTTTGTTAGCTCCACTCTCTTCTAACTGATCGTGTATCTTCTTCTGCATCTTCTTAGCCGCAACCATTGCTGGCTTAACAGTAACAGTAGAAGGTGTAGTTCCCGGCCCTTCAATTAGTTTATCCATAACAGGAGCTAACTTATCAGACATACCGCCTAATCGTTCTGACAACTGTTGCATAGTCTCGCCGGGTTGTAGTTTAGATTCTTCACTAGAGAAAGGTGTAAAGACTTCTTTTAGTTCTTCTGTAGCATCATCAGCCGCAGGATCTAAGTTGAAGTGTACTGTGTCAGCTATACCTTCAGGCAATGTAGTAGGATCTACATTAATAGGAAACTTGTTGTTACCGAATAGTACATCTACAATCTGTCCGTAAGCCGCTAAAGTTTTAGTCTTAGTTACTTTTACGAATACACGAGATCGTTCAGCTTCAGTGAACTGTACGTTAGGACTATATAATCCTCTATAGTTTCTATAGGCTTGCATCCACCGATCTTCATCAACACGCCTAGCATCTTCTGCTTTAGTAAAGCGTTCATTAATAAAACCTATGATGTTACCTACAGAAGGATCTGAATGTATATCATCTTCCTTTACATCCTCAATATAAGAAGAGTCTGCAGATTCAATGTTTTCTTCGTAGTCTTCGTCAAAGTCTTTAGGTTTCATACTTAATATCCAAATGTTGGGTCAGACGCTTGAAAGCCTGATCTTGATGTTGCAGGGTCATAATCAAAAATAGAACTGCGTGGGCGTGTCATTATACCGTAACGTAAAGCGTCATATAAGTGATCTTCGGCATGTGTATCAACGTCTTCTGGGTTTCGTTTATCTAAAGGAATACTAGGAAGTTGAGCTACGAGGTTAGTACAATTGTTAAACATTACTAGTCTAGGTTGCTCAGTAAACTCATCTACTTGTAATCTTCTGTGTATTTCATTCTTACCAGCAATACGTGAACCTTTTGATCTATCAGAAGGCCTCCATCTGCAACCCTTCATTATCATCTGCTCTGCTAGGCTCGGCCCTGTATCACCTCGTTTGTGCCATAAAGATGAATCGAGTACGCCATATCTTATAGTACCATCTTCTGACTCAGCATCTAAAATCATATCAGCTAAGTCTGTAGCTGTAACCTTAGAGCAATACATCTCTCTATAGACAATCAGTTGTTCATCTGGAGCTACAGCAAACCATACAACACCTGTATAACTTCCGTAACCATAGTCACAGGCTCTAAACTTAGCCCATCCATTTGGTATGTCGTAAGGTTCAACTACATGTATCTTACGATTAAACTCAGGGAAAGCCGCCCCTTCATTAATATCCCAATCACCTTCGAGTAACTGCTTGCGCTGATGCTCAGGTAATGACAGAAGCATAGCCTCATAGTCGCCTGTATCAGCTAAGTAAGGATTGTCAAACAAACTAGCAGGTATAAACTTGCGTTTGAATAACGGTTCACCTTCTCTACTGTGACCTCTAGGGTAGGCTAGTACTTCACTTGTCTCTATGTCTGTAGCCCAGAAAGGTACGTTAGGAGTAGAAGGATCAATAAACATCTTCTTGACCCAAGCATGTCCCGGCCCTCCGGGATTTGTAGTCGCCCTCATGTACAAACCTAATTCAGGTGCGGCACTACGTAAACGTGAGCGCATATAATTCCACGCATAAGGACTGTTCCATTGAGTCAACTCATCGAAGGCTACATAGTTAAACGCCTGTCCTTGGTAACGCATAACGTCTGTGTCTTTATCCAAGTAAGACATCCAGATCCTACCGCCTTGAGGTGTAGTCCATTGAGACTTTCTCTCTGACCACTTGATCCCCGGAATAGCTTTAGGGTATAGCTCTTGGCTTTTCTGAATAAGCTCACGTAATTCTTCTGTCGTGTGTCGTACCAGTAGTCCACTAAAGTCTTTGTGTCCTAAGTTACGTAGAGGATCTGCTAGTGTGGCATACGATTTTCCACCACCGGCTGCCCCTCCATATAGTACTTCACGTTCACTAGCCGCTAGATATTGTGTCTGTGGGCCGGGATTAGCTTTAAATACTACGTTTTGTGCAAACTCTACATCAAAAGGTGCTGGTGCTACTTGCGCTGGTACGGTATGTACAGGCTCTTGCTCAACTATCCTCGTCGTAGGTGTAGTATCCAAGTCTTTCTTTTTCAAGCGTTTCGTATTGCGCTTTTGTTTCTTCGAGCCAGAGGGCAAGCTTGCGTTTAATTTGAGCAAGTGACTTACGTTTTCTTTCGACATCTATGCGCTTCTTAAGTCCATCATGGGTTATGCGTCTGCCTGACTGTGTAGTTAACCAAGCAGATACTTCTCTGTAAGAGTACTGCTTTAGATGTTTCTTTGCAAGCTCTAATAGTTCTAGCTCTGTAGGGATAGGCTCTAACCACTTCTCATCTTCCGGATCTATTATGTAACCAAAGGGTACAGTCCGTTTAGATAGTCGAGGTATTCGTTCCCATCTTTTAATATGAGAGGGCTTTGGTAGCATCCAATAGCCCAATTCTGTTTTCTGGAAGTCAGTCTTATGTTTCATCGCCCTGTGAGGAATCCTTTGGTGGTAATATAAATAGACCTCCGCTAGACTCCACTGCAACTTTCTCAGTTTTCACTAAGCCAGAACGGTCAAGAACCTGACCTGCAGCTATCATCCTCTCCTTGACACCTAACTGTGTAGGGTCATCTAAAGCTGAGCCATAAGCTATAGCCGCCTTCGGGCCTAGCCTAGACATATACTCTTTAGTAGCATCAAAGATTTCATCCTTCAATGCTGACGTAATAGATCTAGTAGGTGTTCCGTCACTATAGCCAGCTAAACGCTTAGCCATAACAACATCTCCGGAAGCCTCTTCGAAAAGGACTTCCAGAAATTTTTGTTGGTTCTCTGTAAGGTTACGAGCCATTCATTCTCCGTCTGATATCATGCCTTGCGATACCTATATCTTTTAATTCTCTATCTGTAAGGTGTGTAAGTAACCACAGATCTGCTCTTGCTTGTTGTGACTTTTGTATTGATCCGTTTAAAGCTTCTAACCATTTTGAAAATGTTTTAAACATTATGTTTCTCCAGTGAAAATAACTACAAGTAATTTGTAGCCTACTGGAGCATAGTTATATTTATATAGTTATATCATACTATAGACAATAATGCAACCCCGTTATGCTTTAGTGCCTTTTTGTGTTGCAGGTCTGGAAGCACCAATGTTAGCCATGCCACCATGTTTATAGCCCATCTTCTTAGCTACAGCAGGTGCGGCTTTCTTTAAAGCCTTCATACCTTTAGTCATACCACCGTGCTTATATCCCATATCTTTTTTAGCCGCTGGTTTCTTCTTAGCCATTCCACCGTACATATACCCTGACTTCTTCTTCATGTCTGAATCCTTCATCATTGTACCGTCTGGCATTTTATGCATACCTTTTTTCATTGTGAGTCCACCTTCTGATGCTCTAAACTTTGCAGTCTTCTCTGCAATTTTCTTTGGTTGTTTTACGAATTGTTTTCCTGCCGCTGTGCCTTTGCGTTTAGCCGCTGTAGTCGATGCATACTCGGATGCAGTTAAAGCTTCTCTTGCTTTCTTCGGGAGGTAACGTTCTCCTGTCTTACCACTGGGTTTGCCACTCTTTGTTCCCCAATCTTCTTTAGTCCACTTCTTGAGTGATTTCTGTGGGGCTTTCATTTCTTGTAACCTCCACCTGCCGCTTTATATTGTTTAGCTAACATCTGAGCTTTACGTGCAGACCATTGACCTGCTTTGCCACCCTTAGTTCCTGCTTTTATTTTGTTAAACAATCTCTTACGCATTGGAGCTTTAGTATAATTACCTGATGCATTGACAGCCATTTAAGATCCCTTTACCCATTTCTTAGAAGGAGACTTAGTTTTGCTACTGCTCCACTTTACTTTATTTGCCCAGTAAGCGGCAGACATCTTACCCTTCTTGATGTTCTTAGCGTGACGACTCTTGAAAGCCTCACGTTGTCCGGCGGTCTGGTTTGTCTTAACACCTTCCTGTCCGAACTTTATATACTTATACTTGCCACCTTCAGAAGCCATAACGTGATGAGACTTATCTGTAGAGTCATTAAGACGTTGAGGTTTGTTTACAGCCTTAAGACCTACAGCCTTCATCTTATTCTTTACTCGCTCAGGTATTGCCATTAGATTTATGTACCTTGTATGTCAATAATTTCGCCTTTGGCATTTCTTTTTAAACCGGGTATTCTTTCACGACTTATTCCATGTTTATCTATTGTTACTTTACCTGCACCTTTTACATCATTAAACTTAACAAGTTTTATTTTATGCGTACCACGGTTATCTGTATGTCCAAATCTTTTATTTCCCATTAGTTTAATCCTATATCATTTTTAATGCTTGCTCTAGTGTTTCTTTGTTTCGTCTAGTCCAACCTTTTCCGAATATCTTAAAGGTATCTAAGCCTTCATAGAATGCTTGACGAACACCATATACATAATCAATAATAAACTTAGGGTCTTTCTCCATAACTAAGCCTATTGTCTGTGGGCCTATAGCTCCATCTGCTGTAGCTCCTACTGCTCGTTGGATAGCTTTAGCTGGTCTGCCTGATCCGGAGTTAACTGCCCAATCAAACGCACACCAATCTACACCGGAAGGTAAATGATCGCCCTTAACTCTGTCCCAGTAGTTCTTCTTGTAGATCGGGCCTACATCGTCTGGCGTTAAGTCACGCATCTCTTCTTCGGTAGACTCTCGGCCTATCCATTCGTCGTATACTCTCTTAGTTACACCAAGGTTAGTCATACCACCGGGGTCTTTAGGGTGATTTACGAATCCTCCCTCGTGTTCCAGTAACATGTGTAGGCATTCATCAAAATTGCTTTTCATTATTTCTTCCCGAAGTATTTACTTACGCCACGCATACCAATACTGGCACTAACGATCCCACCCAAAGAGTATTGATACCAATCCGGCATAATCTCTAGGGCAGTAAACCCTGCTTGTACGATCTGATTGCCCCAATCACCACAGAATGCTAGGATTAACGGGATACTAAACAATAAAGTTATCCATTCGTCCTTCCAACTGTTCTCTGTAGCCTTCATAGCCGCTATATCCCAGTCAATCTCACCGGTGGCTATCTTCATCTTAGTTTCAGCCTCAGCTTTCTTAACTGCAGTCTTGCCTTCTATCATTGTGCCAGCAAGGTTGGCTACTTGAGTGATTAATCCTAAGCCTAACATCAGTAATCATCCTTCTTCTTAATATTAGTAAAGCCAAAGAAGGCAGTCACGATGCCTACCACTGCGATACAGTAGGTAGGAGCAATAGCTGTAAGGTTATCAGCCGCAACTTTCTGTCCTAAGACGTTACATATAATAATCATGATAGGATATAGTAGTAGTCCAGCTAACGAGAACCATACCATCTTACGTTGTTGGTCACGCTTACTGTTCTCATCCTCGATCTGCATTCTTTTGTCATCGAGTAGGAGCTTATCCCATTCAGATTTCTCTATAGAGCCATTCTTGTCTGTATCTACATCTTCAAAGCTTGTCATTCTTCCCAATCTCTCTTCCTGTTAGGGTCAAGTACATCTCTTTTGTCTATCATCCCCTCTAGATACATAGCTCGTTCTACTCTATCTAAAGTATATCTTACTCCGGTGTCACCTTCGATGGCAGTACGGACATAGAACACGTCACTCTTGGGGATATGAACACGGTACATTGCACGAGAGTCATTATTAGCTAAAGCATCATAGAACTCTTCAAGTACATTTTCACTTGCATATAGTTTTATTCGTTTTGTCATTATTGTCAATACATATTTCAGATAAAATTGTACCGCAAACTAAATGAGAGTTTACATCATCGTTAAGGGAAGGAGACAAATGAGGAGACTTAACAATAATACAGTCAATCAGATAGTCTACGGTACTTTAGTTACACTTAGAGTTATAACTTCTTTATTAGTTAAGTCGTTTATTGTCTTAACCTTGTACAAATTAGTATATACTACTCTAAATATAGTGTCAACACCTAAGTTTCACTATACGTAACACTTTACCTAGATCCACGAACTGATTTACAACACTCTTAGTTAAACTTTATAGTAAGATATTTTTTTATTGTAACTTTATATTTAACTTATAGTTTAACTAAGCTTCGCTACGCTCAGTTATAACCATTTTAGTACCCCTGTCAAGCCCTAAAGTGCATCTGGTAACGATATATTACAGTTTGTAACACTTTGTGTACAGCTTTGCCCGTTTCAAAATCCACTTCTGTGTAGGAGTACATATACGTATACGGGTGGATGGGGGGTGGCCCTCGCAGGGGTAGGCATTATGATGCATGTTATGTGCTATAAGGAGGGCTAGATAGGCCTAAGGTACTGATAACGTTACACTTTTATACGGATTATCTATCAGGCTATGCCTATAATGCCTAGATTATGCCTGACATTAGGCAATGTGATCACAAAAGCAAAGCTTCATGCACTAGACCCCAACCCCTCTAAAAGAGGGACAAAAATACCCTACCCCATAGTGCCGTTGTCGGACTGATCCGACCACTCTCCGCTTTTCCATACGCATAATGCACACCAAAAGATGTTGACAATTTGTTTGGCAAAGTTTCTATTGAGGACATCGAAACGGCAATGAATGCCAATAACAATCGGAGATTGATATGACTAAAACTATGATGAAAAAAGCAATGATCAGTATTACTGGATTAGTAACCATTGGCAAGAAAAGCTACGCTTTAAATGATGCCATGGAACATGGTGCTGTGATCTATGATCAACTATGGGTTCAGCAATCTGTAACCCTTGGTTACTACAGAGATTTAGGTAACATTCTGTTACAAGTTCGTAGCCTCTATAAAGATAATATATCTTTCGGTAAGTTTATGGACTCTAGCCCTTTGGGCTGTATGTCAAAGCAAGATAGATCTGACACTATCTTTATCGCCTCTAACTGGATCAAGATCCAGAAGTTAAACAAGAACGGAACTCTTGATACTCTAGGAGTATCGGCTATCAGAAAGAGGGTCAAAGCTTCTGACCAACCCAAGACTAAGGTTGGTTCAGCAGGTAATGTTTCCAAAGGAAAGAAAGCCTCAACAGCTAAAGCTGAACCGAAGCAAGACAATAGCAAAGCTATACCAAAACCTAAGACTGAACTTGACCTAGCAAAGCTAGTACATCAGATCATGACCGAGGCAGGGTTTAGCAAAGCTACCTTCACTAAAGAGCTTACAAAGCTCTACAAGAAATCATAACTTAAGCCCTTCGGGGCTTACTTTACACCTCAATTTTAGGAGTTTTAAATATGTCTAAACATATTCACTTTGTAGGTTTCAGAAAAGATCAAGAGTATTGGAATGCTGTAAGCATTTGGGGTAAGCCTGATTTTATTCACTTAATTCATGACCATAGACTCTATGGTGATCTTGGTGATCAAGATATACTTATCTTGGGATCTAAAGGAACTGATAAACCAGATCCAAAATATTCATGGCAAGACCATGAACTCTGGTAAAGATACTCTTTACATTGTTAAACTTATTGCAAGCCCTACGGGGCTTGTTTTTGTTTGTAATACAAACAGTAGAACGTTGTCGGACTGATCCGACGACGACTTAACGTAGTTAAATAGGAGATTAAAATGATAACAGAACAAGAAAGCTTTCAATCAGGTATGGAATATTATGTGCCTGATAATTTTTACTTAAAGCTTTACAGCAAAAGAGGAGATCGTGAACTACTACTTGATATAGGATTGATAGATTTAAATAACCCTAATCAACTCAAAGAATTTAATGCCTACCATAAAAGATATTATGACAATGGTGGCATGGAATACCATTTTGATTTGGTAATTATACCAATGTGTAACGAACCTATTATGAGGAGATTAAAATGCGAATAGGAGATGAACAATTTGTTCAAGACATGGGGTCTATCTTTGATCATATCAAAGCAGGATTTTATAGGATTACTGGAGAGCCAGATGAAAGCTTTGAAAAGTACAAGTATCACTATAATTATAAATGCTTTGATGCTTTCTTCTTAGGTGTGAAGTATGGCCTACGTGATGTGATGACATTTGACATAGAGGCAGGTGCTTACAAGCATTGGAAAGACAATGAAGAGTATTACAAAGAGCATGGCGTTTACAAAGAGGCCTTCCCTCGCTTCGCTACACATGTAGATAAGGATCTATCATGACGTATGGGGTGTCAAAACGTGACCGACTAGCCAGACGTGGCGACAAGCGATGGCGTAGCACATGGCATAG